ATGGCGATGCACCAAGGTTCTGTTGACGGCTAAACGACAACCGGGCCCACAGAGCATCAGCGGCCGAGCTCGTTGTATTACCTGCATACATGCCCGGATATCTAACCCAGTTTTCGTAGATTGATGAACTAATCAACTCACCCCATACACGCACTTCATCAATTTGACCAGCAAATCCGGTTCCAAATGTTGCACTGGTTGTTCCAAGGGACATGGTAGCCGGACTACTCCAAACGGCCTTAACAGCTCCGGCCGACTCGCTGACCACAGAGTATTCGACAATATCGTCATCTAAGGTTCGTGCAACCTTCAGGGTTACGTTCGTTGGAGTATTCTGGATTTGAACGGAGTAGAATGTGCCGTCAGTAAGGTTAGTCAACATTGAACTGGATACTGCAACGGTTGTTGCTCCACTCTTGAGAGCGACGTATCCGGTTGATCCTGTGTATGGAACAATCGCAAGTGCCCACGATGATCCAAACTGTAGGAGCGACTGCGTGACATTTGAAACTGTAGTGCTAAACCGCACATCGACAGTTTGGTTGAGCAGGCTCGATCCGGCCCACGGTATTTCTATGGTGTTACCGGAACTGAAGTTTGCCGTATTGGTAAGTTCTTCAAATAGTTCGTAACTTTGTGATGTAAAGAATGTCGTTGGTGCGCTTGACTCGCGGACGGTAATCGTTGTCGGCAACACACCATAGCAGTTAAGAAGTGCGCGGAGTCCCTGCTTAGTTCCCTTGGCCTTAAGCAAGTAGATGTGGTTATGTAAGAACCGTTTCCATGTTTCAGCGGAGTAGTCTTGGTATAGCTTGTCAGTGCCAACCACATAGTTGAATAGGTCTTTAGATGAGAACTGATTTGGTGAGTTAATACCAAAACTCTTAGCCACATTCCAAACAAGGTCTTTCGATAGACCGGAGTTAGGATCACTACTACGATCAAACATCTTCGGCATTGCATCAATATACACCTTAATCATATCGAAGTGATGGCCGATCATCTTGAAGAAGTTGATATACTCAACCGATGACTCGTCCATCTTGATATAATCTGGAATGTTGTTAATGATGTAGTTTACATTCCAGTTGTCATAAAGTATTGCGATGGAGCTCTGACCTTCATACCAATCGAGTGCAACGCTGGATGTGGTGTGAGCTACTGATCCACTAATCTTTGGCCATGTTGCATCGGGATTATACATGAAGTCATCGTCATCATCCTTGCTGAATGACGAGGAGTATGCCGATCCCGATCCATAGTAGAGGAACCGTTCATACCCGTCAAATGAACGAATAACGCCATCACGCTCCTCAGCAAATCGCTGAACAGATGGGTATGTGAGTGATGAGGTAACAAATCCGGTGAGACTTGAGCTGACTGCGTTGATGGCTCTGTTGTAATCCTCGACCATTTCGAGCTTCTTCTTGAATACGGCAAGTCGGCTTTCTGCTGAGCTGAAGTGGACAAAGTTTGTGTAATCGGTGTAATCTATATTGAGCTCAGCACCTTCAAGCGCAGTGGTAAACCACTCTCGTAATACTTCATCCTCTGGATTGATTAGATCAAATGCTCCAGATGAATACAGCGTGCGTTCGGTTACGTTGTCTACCGTGTATCCTGTAAGATCGGCAACTCTGACATCTCTGTTTGGTGGACGCAGATAGACCTTTGGTTCTTCCGCTGGAGTGTAGTAGAAGAACGCCAAATCAATGAGCGGTGGTGCGATTTCACGCGATACCCACAGAGAAGTCTTTAGAGGTATTGGCCGAGGAAGCGGTCGATACAACTTAAACAGAATGGTAGATTTATCCGGATCGTTTGGATCAAGCGCCCAGTTGGTTACTAGAGCTTGATAATCACGCCCAAAGTTCAGTAGTGTCTTAAGGACACGATCTTGATCGTAATAGTTTTCTATCTTACCGTCAATAACTTGATTGAATGACGATAGCATTGCCTGTGCAAACGGCAGTGGAATGGGTCTAATCTCTAGTCTGTACTGGTGCGCAGTTGGTTCGTGATTGAATGTCGGAATAGCTGGATTGACATTCAAGTTGACCGATATGACTTTTACTCCCGGTATAATAATGGGGTCGGGTGGAGGCGTTGTCGTTGGTCTTGGCGGCACGGACTGCGAAAGAAACGGTGGATTGACTGATCCAGTAAGAGTTGGATCAAGCGGAGTATACGGAGAGTCGCCTTCCCGCGGAATAGACCCCGGACCTGTATATGGTATTGCGGTTTCCGCTAGGGCCAGTTGTAGGGAAATATTTCCATACTTTAAGTTTGGGTTGCTTGTAGTCGATAGTGACGGAGCACGCTGAATGACTAGTCGCTTGATCGGCGGGTAGGTGTTTGGATAGTCCGTTCCACGAGCTAGCGTTACCGATGCATTTGTAGCCAAATAGCTAAGAAACAGCGTTCTAACACCACTGACATCTTTTGTAAATAACAGTTGCCCCTCACGACTATACGCAGTAATGCGCATTGGTTGTGTGATGCTGTATGCTGTAAACGTTATCCGTTCTGTTCCATACGGGACTTCCCATGTAATAGCAGAGTCTGCGTTTGGAGAGGACGCAAATAATCCGCCGCCTTTATCGACATACGGATTGACTTCTATTGGAAGAACGCCGGAGTAGACTGTAGCCATATTATGTTCCCGGTATCACGGTTACAGGTGGACGAACGATGATACCACCACCTGCGCCGGACGACGGAGGCGCTGGGGTGTTTGTCGGTGAGTTATTTGCAAGACATGTATCAAGCTTTGGATCGCCCGCTTCATAGTATTGATCCGATCCAGGCGGACAAATGTATGCGTTATCCGGTTTTGTAGAGGTGTAGGTATTTTGGGTAACATTGAACCACCACTTATTATCCACTGGCACATTCCTTCTTGGTATGACTTGTGCTGCTGCGCCCACCGCTTCAAACTCACCGCGGCTAACAAATACTGGTCCGGTAAGGTTCATCGGGAACACATCAATAACTAACGAGTTGGCATAGTTTCTTGTTGAAGTTTTGCTCAAATCACGAGCATTCAGTTCATCAAAGGCCACTTCAATCTCAACCGTTGTTAATGATGGCACTTCCATGCGGTTATTGGTTATTCCAAGTAGCTTCATGTAACTTGGAACATTAAATGATACCATTAGTCGAGTATTGACCGTCTGATTTCTAAACCAGAACTTTTGAGTGGCATTTGCATGTGGAACACCAACATGAAATAGCCAATCGGCTCCAAAAGTGTTAGGCCACCATTCATACATCTGCAATACACTTATTGCTCGAAACGTGTCCGGTGGATCAACATACGGTGTATACGAAATCGTCGGGTTAACGACTTGTGGCGTTGGTGGAGTTGGCTCCGGCCGGGGAATGGGAGCATCATCTGGTTCTGGAACTCTTGGAGAATACTTGTTAAGGCACAACGTGCCCAACGGGTCTTGCGCCTCGTAATATTGATACCCACCCGGCGGACAGACAATAGCATCAATGGGCACCTTGTATGTCCATATACCACGCGTGACATTGAACCATGTTCCAGGCTGCGTTCCTGTTGCAGTTCCGGGTAACGGAGGTGGAACGTCCGGATTTGGATTATACTCGTCGTTTGTTGGAAAGGGCAGTTTAGCCATATGTTACCTTATGTCAACCCCGTATTTAGACAAACAGGAGTCGCCTTCTGGATCGCCGTACTCATAGAATGTCGTTGATCCTGGCGGACAGATATTTCCATTTGGGTCGCTTTCATAGCGACCGCGTGTTGCGTTATACCAAATCCCGGTTGGTGCCGGTGCCGGCTCCGTTGTAGTTGGAGGCGGTGGTGTCGGCGTAGGTGTCGGAGTTGGTGTCGGAGCCGGCGCCGGTGCTGGATCGGTCGGGGAGGTTGGCGTTGTATTACCAACTCCATACGATGACAAGCATCGAGGCCCATCTTCATCCCCAAGCTCGTAGAAGGTATTACCACCCGGAGGACAGATGTATGCGCCGGGCGTCGGACTAGATACGATAATACCCTGTGTTGCGTTATACCACAGTCCTGTCGGCGCTGGATTTGCTGGATCGATATTTGGGTCAGTTCCGGTAGATGTTCCACCGTTAGCCGCAAGACATGCTGGTCCTTGTGGGTCGCCAAACTCATAGAAGGTAGTTCCGCCCGGCGGACAAATGTAGACATTGGCTGGAATGCTCTCAACCCAAACACCGCGCGTAGCATTGTAATAGTTGTATTGTGTCGGTGGGAATGTGTCTATGACAATCGTGGCTAATGACACCACATCAACAATACAACGTGCAACCGCATATCCTTCTGGATAGTTGTTAATATCGCTGAGATTAAACCGCAGGTATGACGTTGCTTCTTGGCCGGGATTAAGATCAAATGTAGACGGTTCAAAGTATATTCCGTTAATACCCCGGAGGGTAACCCGCAATAATAGATTGGTGCTTGTGTTTCGTAGTCCTACCGGAGCTTCTGGAATAGGAGTATAGCTATCCTTGATGTAGGTGCGATCTATACTTGTGATTGATACCGCAACAAAGTCTGCCAGATTGATCGTTGGCGTTGCATCTTCCGGCACCGGAGCGGTGGGAGTCGGCGCAGTAGGCGCAGCTTGTTCTAGATTGAACTTAAGAATTGCGTCACCGTTGTTGGTCGGTGATGCTGCCCAGAGCTCCACTCTAATCGTATGTATTCCAGTGGTTCCCACAGTAACGGAAGTCGATGAACTAAACTGGTCACGATTACTCCAGCGATCAATGACCAATACATTGTCAATGTAGATACGCATACCGTCATCGCACGTATACGCAAACTTGTATTTACCAGCGACCAAACTATACTGACGTTCCCATGAATACATGTACCCAGGCGGAAGAGCGTTTAAGTAGTTTAGCTCGTTGATGAACCGGGTAGATACCGGAGTTGTAGAGTATACCGCAGACGGTGAAACCGTATTAACCGCACGCCATCTCTTTTCCAGCCAGAATGTTGTATTAACGGATGGAGCTATGGGACTACTTTGTGCGGTAGTAGTCGTTGTAGTCGGCGTAGTCGTTGTTGTGGTTGGCGCCGTAGTGGTTGTGGGTGTAAATGGAATAGTCATACGAAGATGAACCTATTGTCTACAAGACCAGCATCTTGTAATTGTTTACATGCTTTGTTAATACCTAGACGAACATACTCAAGTAGTTCGGCTCGTTGAACTCGGAAGTTCTGAAAATCTGCTGCCAATGCATCCAATGAATACTGACGAGCTAGAGGTAATACTCGGTCAAGCATTAACGCAAACTCAGCGTTGGTATCAGAGTTATCCAACCGATCCTGTAGCGACGGAACCAAATCATCAGCCGGCGTCGGATCGTAGAACTTGTTTGGGAAACTGCTTGCATATGCTTGATATAGTCCATCTATCTGAGCCTTGAACAAATCCAACTCTATTGCATCACCCGGCGCTTCTGTTCCATCCAGAGCAAATCCAAATGTCTGATCGGTTAGTGCTTGTGCTTCAAGTCGGGGCACGGATGGAGTAACAAAGTCTACGATGTCAGCAACTACTCTAGGTTCTGGTAGTATTGCAGACACCTTGACTTCGGTTCGATCATCCGATACATCCTTAAGATATAGCTGGTATGAATCCGGAAGGCTTTCGTCAGCACCGACTTCATTGACAAAGAAGTTTGCGACGAAGCTGTATCGACCCGGATCAATTCCAATGCGATTTACAATATCTTTGAGATTGAGATTGATGTATTCGTAGATAAAGTTGGTAGGCTGGCCATCGACATTTCCAGAGTCTAGAATGGTTGACAGTCCAATTGTAGGATCGAAATATTCTAGTGTGACAAAGTTGGCAAATGTGCCGTCTGGATTGTATATCCATAGTTCTATTACATCACGGGTAGATGTTCCAAAGAGAACGTTTTTCTGCCAGCCCTTGATAAACTTCTCATCGACGGCCGAAATACGGGACGGTCGCTGATTAACAAAGGTAGTGATTTCTTCTGGATAGTTACTTTGATTAGCCATATTATTCTTCAGTCACCGATGCTGTCAAGAACTGTCTAAATGCCCGGTCAATGGTTCGTTCTACTTGTGCACGATCATACAACGGCGAGTACAGCTGAACGCTGTTCCATTGGATGCTTCCTGTATCATTTAAATCTGCCACAAGGAAGTCGGCTTGGTCACGGCGATATTGAAAGAGTTCGCCGCTACTATCATCAAGTTGTCGTATGCCTGGCAACGTGCCCGACACTAGTTGAAGTCGTGGGTCAGTATCATACTTGATAGCGTCGTTCAGATAGTTGCTTGTATAGAGCACATCCGGGCGACGAACCTGCTCAAAGATACTACCGCTTATCTGTGTCGAGATTAACTGACCCGCCATGGTTACTGCCTAATAGTAAAGAGTTTGGGGTCACTTACAATCTTCGTGACTCCATTCTGCACAATCTTATACTTCAATCGGTATTGCCGCAATGGATACAGAGCTTCAGTATTGAACTCAACGTAGCTGTCTCCACCGTCAATACTGATTGGCGAATACTCATCAAACGGAATGATATCCACTCCGGATGCTACATCTGTTACAGCAAAGTAGGATGTGCTAGGTAGATAATATGTTCCACGGTATGCTGTAAAGAGCGTTGTAAATGTCTTGAGTGGATAGGTTTCACGAACATTTAGATACACTCGAGCCGTTTCGCCGCGTGAATAGGCTGACTGTAGGGTGTAGCTCTCAATCTTTGCCTCGTCAAGTTCTGCACTGGATGTATACGATCCGGTAACATACACTTGGTCATTTACCTTGGCTACGAGTGTAGGACGGTGAATGGTGTGCGTATCTTTGCTAAAGAACTTGATGATGCCCTTGTTACTACCGTTGGCTTCTGATCCTGTAGCAAACTTGAGAACCATTCCGTGATTTGATCCACTATTGATCCACCAATGCACCATGTTGGTTACATCAATGACAACATCTTTTGTGTAGCTATCTAGGACATAGGATGCACTGACTGCGGTGTGGTAGGTGTTCCCCGGATAGATAGACGATGTTTGTGTTCCCGTCCATAGCGCACCAGATGATGCATACTTCCACGATACACCGTTATCTTCCTCACGAACGTCTTGATAATAATATCCAGCACCTTCCGTCCAACTTTCACTAACCGGAAATACTTCAATCACCTCTCCTAGCTTGATCTTTTCAGAAAACGCTACACGCAATACAAGTTCGTATTGTGACGCAGTAGTCAATCCGGTTAGATCGAACTGAACAAGGGATCGAACTGCTCCATATAGTCTGCTAGTTTCCGATCCGTTGGTTAGCTTGCCGACTTCAAGCATCTCATCCAACCCAGTTTGCCGGGTTGGGGAGCGCTCATAGATTGAAGCGTCTTGAGTTGGAAAATAAAATCGTCGCATAGGCTATACCATTATTGTATTGCCGAAGCAATAATATCGGTGTCGGGGTAACGCAATTCAAACAGACAGGGATCAAGACTTGGGTAAATAATCCCATCTACCGTAGCCGACGGAATGTCATAGATGAAGTTTTCGTAGTCCGATCCATCCTTGAAACTATAGCGGTTGAACACTTCAACGGAAGTAACGCTTTGAACACCTTCGACCAGTGCAATCTCCGTATATAAGTCATTGAGAATGATTGGTTGGTTCATCTGCCAACGATCAATCTCAAAGAAGGTCTTAACCGCATCAATACTTCGGGCGATGACTTCGTTCATGTTGTAGTTCTTGAACACCACTACTCTAAACTTCACGCCAATATTGACGACAAACCCATCTAGAATGCGGATTTCATCGGTCAAAATACGGTAGACATCCAAGTATCGCTTAAGATTATGCTTGACATCACGATTAAGTCGAGTTACCTTCTTGTCCTTGTTGTATCCGAGCACATAAAGATTGACGACATTTGGTGCTGCTGGATTGTCAGCAAATACTCCACCAACCGGAGCTTCTTGGTTAGTGTTTCGAAGAATGTTGTTGATCTGCTCATCTGGAGCGACAAAGACCTTTGCCACTCCACCAAACTTGCCGGGCATTGCATACGAACGAACCAAGTAATCCTCTGGTGTTACCAATCGATTTTGGGCGTTGAAGAATGCAAGAGCGTTCTGACGGATTTCCTCTACGGAGTCCTGTCCCTTGCCGCCGACGGCCGGGTCTGGATTATTGACCGCAACAGATGCAACAACGTCATTGTATAGAGCACGTTCCTGAGCACTAAACCCAAGCGGATTGTTTAGGATGGAGATATCCGCAATGTCAGTAATGGTGTTTGATGGAACATTCGACTCTAACCCACCGCCTACGGTATAGGTTACCGTCATGGTAGTATTGGACGGAGACAAACCATATGACTTACTTGACAGGAAGTCTGCGGGATCGATGGTGGTGGATGCTAACGTATCCTCGTATTCCGAGTTTGCAATCTTACGAGGATCGAGGTTGATTAGTGTGCTGGTTTCATCCAAAATACCAGAGCCAAAGTTTAGTTCTGCTTCATAATCCTCGTTATATCGTAATACAAATCGGCGGGGAACTCTCTTAGCACGAAGCACGTAACTTGGTGGAATACCTTCATCTGATCCAGTGTATGCGCTAGAGTTCAAACTAGCGTCAAACACAAGGTCTTGGGCCAAGTAATCTACTTGATACCACTTGTTTCCAGCTGCATCTACTACATCAATGATCTCTAATACATTCTCGTCGGGTAACTTAAACTTGGAGAACCGCTGAGCTGATCCAAATGAGTAGTCATACGTCTTTACGGTGCCGGCTACTACCTTTACCTTCTTACGGATAAGATAGGTCAACGGCTTGTTGTTAGCGTCTACAGCATATACGGTGATTTCACGTTCGGTCGGATCGGAAAAGTCAACAATGTCTACGCTACGGAATGTAGTGCCATCATACTCCGGAGCAGAAAATAGAGCCCCAGCATCAACGCGGAGGTAGTATTTTTCGTCGGGAATGTAATCAGTTGTAATACCAGTAGCTGGACAAATCTGAAAGATGTCAAGGTCGGTATATGCGGCTGTGGAGGGCTTGACGCGATAACCTAGAGCCTGAGCAATGGAGATAATGTTATCCTGCTCTTCGGCATACTGGATAAGGTTCTCTCGAAACTGTGTGTCAATGTAGTAAGACAATACATCGCCCACATATGATGCCATTTCAATCATCATCATACCGGGAGATGCTTCATTGAAATCGTTGTAGCTGTCGGGGAAGTAGGTCTTTGCAAACTCAATCAGATTTTGACGAAACTCTGGAAAGGTTTTATTGAGATACTTCACTTCCTTGGTTACTGGAGCGAACGACTTTTGGATTTTTCTTATTGACATATTAGAACGCCAAGATTATACTATCGGTGATATTCGCATTGGCCGGAATGGAAAATGCGATTGTTACATAAATCTTGTTTCGATCCTCATCCGGTTGAACTTGCACATTCTGTATGACGATGTATGGCAACCATGTTCGGACGGCTTCTTCGATAGAACCCCGAATCGAGGATTCGGTATTTTTCGTAATAGGTGCAAACAAGTGTTCGTATATATTGCATCCAAATCGGGGCTGCATAATCCGTTCACCCTTTTTTGTCAATAACAGGTTGGTCAAGTTTGACTTCGCCTGGGTGACTATATCGAACCCCTGCTGAAAATACCCATTCGATCCTCGCTTGACAGGTAGTGTTATACCAAGAGGCGTCTGTGCCATAAATACTTACACTCCCTTCTTTTTGGCGTCCATTGCCTTCATAAGCTGGCTGTAGTCACGGGTTAGAGCGGAAACCACATGATCGGGAAGTTCATCGGCGGCAACCGGAACGGCTGTGCCATGCTCGGTAACCTTATTGAATACCGGAGGAACTGCCATGGCGGTCGGGTGAGATACCGGAGGAGCCTCAGCATCTCCCATTCGTAGACCATTGCCGTAACCCAAAAGTTCCGTTAAGCTGGTCTTATCGAAAGACTTACCGCCCAAAAGCGGCCATTCTTCCTCGTCCACGGACTCTCGCAACGGCTGACGGGGCTTCTTTGAAGCGACCGGTGCAGGCGTCATACTTTCTGCCAGTTTCTTCATGTGAAGTTGAACCACTTCACTTACAACAATAGGAAGAACTACTGGCAAATAGTTGCGAACTTCTTCCCTGACGATCTCGTGGATCATTTTTTCTAGGTCTTGACGCTTCATACATTCTCCTTAGCTGTGCAGCGACTGACGGGATGCGGCCCGCTCGGGGCGTGAATTGCGAGCTGCTACATAGTTGTCTACGCTTAACCATTTGTTTGCATTTTGAACTTGAATACGGAACTTCGTTACGGCCTTGATAACATCCGGTCCAGCTCCAGCCGGCCCAACGTGTGTCATGGCCCACTTCGGGAACGCCGCTTGTAAGTCGGTGAGGAACTTCACCAACATAGATTGCAGCTGATTTCCAAGCACAATGCGTTCGTTAGCTCTATCCCCACCAAGATAAATCTTTTGAGCAACTAGACGAATGTTCTCAGCGTTGACAGCAAACCGGCCAGCTGTCGTCCATGTTGATGCGCCACGAACATCCAATCGATAATCATTACCCACCCAAAACTTGAAGTCTTTTCCAATGTTCTGTGTGTTACTTCCACGGATTTCTATCTTGCGATCCTTATCAATCCAGCTCCAATAATCTCCAGCACTATCGACCGTAAAGTTCTTGTTTGTCGTAAAGTGAATACCATTACTGCTATGAAACAACATCTTGTCGGTCTTGGTATTGACCACAAATCGATCTGTATTGACGACTATCTGGTTCTTGTCCAATAAGTTTGGAAAATCCGGTATCGACTTAGCGTGAATGGTTCGGTTGGATTGAGTTGAAAACTCCAAGGGAACCTGCTGATCGGCCACTATCCAGATTGACGAAAGGTCACGGTTGATATTTTCCATGACCAACCCATAGATACTTCCCTTTGTCTGCCGTTCGTTTGCACTGGGACCAACTCGTAGAAGTAGGTTTGGTGCTTGATTTTTTTCCGTGGATCGAAAATACTTGCTTGTCTTGTAAGCTGCACCCATTCTAATCGACTGTCCATGCCGGCCTTCATACAGAATGTCCCCTTCAAGAGATCGTAGACGAAAAATGGTTTGATCGTCTATGAAATACTTGCCCAACGATTTCTGCTCACCAGACTGACGAATGGGAGTTCCGGCCGTTACTTGATTTCGGTCTGCTTGTCCGGCGCCGCCTGCCTTAGACGGCGACATTTCGTCATTTAAAAACGGAAAGTTGTGTGCCGTCGTTCTACTTGACGTATTGATCTTTTTGTGGTAGTAAAATCGATTTAACGCACGTTCAATAAGAACAACTTCGCCGATCAACGGGTAATCTGTAACGTTGGCATCAATGGGATACGCCCAGTTGAGTAGGGAGTTATCCCGAAACATGTTTGATCGCAACATGCGGAACTTGATTGCTCCAACATTGTAGCCGTCCGCACTTGCTACATACTCTGGATGTTCGTCATTGACGATTACATCCACCACCACCGCCTCTTGAACAAAATCAGTTCCTATTACCGCGGTAGGTAGTTGTTGTGCAAATGGATTTGGGTTAGAAACAACCGTATTACTTACCGTCTGTCGCATGAACCTTCGCCTTCGCTTTTGCGGTGTCTACGGCTTCTTCAACTTCGTGGATGACCTTAATCATATCCTCTCGAGCATTAGCCAAGAGTCGGTTCTTTTCATCTTCACTCAACAACATATCATCATCCTTGGTTGTTGTAAGACGAAGTTCTGCAGCGGATTGACGCTGAACGATATTAGCCATCTTGATAAGCTGTTCATCGTTCTTGACGCCCGTGTCCAGCATTTGCTGAATAATAGGCCCAAGCATTACCACATCGTCCGGACGCTTGATGAGCTTAGCAAACTCCTGCACCAAGGAAACAATCTCGGTTTTTTGTGTTTTGTGGTTTTCGTAAATATCTTTGAATAGATCGCCTAATGACTTACCTTCAAAGATTTGGGGATCGGTTCGCATGAAAAACCCTCCTATGTCTATAAATACATAGGAGGGCTAAGTTTACATCGTTTCGTTGTATTTGAAGAACTTATCTTCGTTCTCCCCAATGGTTCCGTGAGAGTGATATTCGATCAACTGTTCTGCAATGTGTTCCCTCATTTTGGTAACCACCTTGGTTATATATGAGGTTTTGCAGTCAGTCTGTTCTCGTATAAGGAGATAGAGGTTCTTCTTGTTGAAGTTCTCTATGCCTTCCGCCCGTCTAAATAGCTCGAGCACAGCGTGAGCAATGTCTTGATCTCGTTTCTTCTTGAAGAACCGATGCATATTGTTTTCCCAATATGACACCATCAAGCGAACAAACTCCGACGTATCCTGTTGGGACTCCGTGTCAGGCACTTCCAACTGAATGACTTCTTCGATGTTGATGACCGACTCGGGCCCCGATGAGTCGCTTAAAGAGACTGACCGCTTGGTGTCCTTCCAAGCATTGTTGTTGTGCAGAATGAGGTAGTTCTTAGCGATGACGCTGAAATAGGAGAACGCTCGTCCCTTGTCCTTGGTAAACTTATGGAGATTACACAATAGGTGGGAGACTACCTGTCGTTTCAAAACTTCGAATTTTGCCGTGATTGATGGAAACTTGAAGCGATTGATGACATTTTCAGCCATCTTGTCCAGCGGATAGTCGAGTCGAGTTCGGAATATGATCTCACGTTCTTCTGGATCGGTCGATGTATTATACTCCAATACCGCTCGTTCGGTATCTTCATTCCAATAAATCCGTTCGCCGGGCCGTGGTGGTCGGCTATTGTCTGTTACTGCTTTCTTTCTAGGCATTTTCGCCTCCCTTGACACTAAAAAAGTCTTTGAGTTGGAGGACGACCCCATGAATGCCTTTGTAGATCACTCCGACTTCATCGTCCTGTTCAAACGATCCCCGGAGGTCGATCTGCTTAAGCTGATGTAGAATTTGTTGTGTAGCGGTGTCAAGATTTTGGAAGAAAGTGAGATAACTTGCAATCTCATCTTCCATCAACTCGGTTTTCCTCAGCAAGTTCCAAGTAACGTATCCCAACACGCAATTCAATAAAACACTTAGGATTAGTCCATAGATCATATATCGTAACCACCGAATGTGGTGATGTAATCGGAGATGTGTCGTCCATTGCCATCCACCACTCTAAAGTTGTATTTTTCAGGATAGAAAAATGCTAATACTCCACCGGGACCAACTAGATGGGCGCCAGCAAGAATACCAGACTTTGTAACATACACGCCGTTTACCGTCTGATTACTGTAGGTATCAATCACGGTCTTAAGCGTGCGTTCATTCTTCTTCAGGAGAAGAACCATTGCTGAGTCCTGCAATGCTACGTCAGCTAGAAACTCCTCATTACTAATATGAGAAAATCCAATCCCATTAAGGGTCTTTCTACCAAACTGGTATTTACCCATATAGCCATACTTGTTGACCACATCTGTTCGTCCCATACCCTCCGCATGAGCCAACTTCGCCATGAACTGATGAAGTTCACCGCGCTTCGGAATACTATACTTGCGACGCTTTTTCTTGATTATAACTGCGGCCTGCACTGGTTGCGCTGGACGTAGTGTATCAATCGCATGTGATGTAGGCATCACATCCGACACTGGCTGTGGGCGAGTCACGAAGTAGTTGCCAAAAAAGATTAGTATGGCTGCCCAAAAGACTAGTAATCGTTTTTTCATCGTAGTAAATGGGGATGCGCCTCGTTCAGACCAGCCGCAGTAATACGTTCAAATACGGCTCGATCTCGGAACGAGTCTAGGTTGTGAGCTCCAACATAACTCATGGAACTCTTAATGCCGTCCATAATATCTGATACGACGGTTGATACAGAACCTCTTGACGGAACCATTTTTGATGCGCCTTCAACATGCTCTGCTGCTCCCTTATGCAGCAACTTCGATGTGGCAGAAGCAAGACCACGGTAAATCTTCATATGACGAACATTCGGCCACTGGCCGTCTACAAACACTTCACCCGGCGCTTCATCAGTGCCGGCGAACAGGCTGCCGATCATCACGGTGTCAGCACCAGCAGCTAAAGCCTTTGCAGCGTCACCCGGATACCGGATACCGCCGTCAGAAATCACGGGCACATCGACCTCATAGGCGGTGTCCACGATTGCCTGTAGTTGGGGGACTCCGACACCGGTGCGAACTCGCGTCTCACAGACCGATCCTCCACCCACACCAACCCGGAGTCCATCTGCGCCCCACTCAACCAAATCACGTGCAGCTTGGACGGTGGCAATCGAGCCAGCAATGATGTCCGCCTTGATCCCACTAGACTTCAACTTCGTGATCGTATTCTTGACATGACGATGGTGTCCATGTGCCACATCAATAACTAAGACATTGACCCCGTTTTTGACGAGTTCTTGAGCGCGCTCTACTGCGTCACCGTTTGCTCCTATTGCTGCTGCTACCGGATACTCCAAGTTAGAACAGATCAATCTAACGAACTGAGCCTGATTTGCTTGTTCTTCAATGGTCATGAACCGATGGATGACGCCTAGTCCACCAAGCTTGGCAATAACCGACGCCATATTACCATCGCACACCGTGTCCATCGGAGCGGCGATTAGTGGTATTTGGATGTCGTAGTTGACCGATACTTGAGTGGATGTATCTACATTAGAACGACTCTCGACTTCACTATACTGCGGAATGATCTGCACATCATCGAACGTCAACGCTGTTCTTGGCGATGTGGTTACTGTGCTTGTCCACATAGGGAACGAGTTATCGAACGATAGTGGAGTATTTGGCATTTTGCTGTTCCTGTCTGTCAATAGTCTTGAAGTGACGAATGGCGAAAAACTCTAGCGGTGGGAAGTTGGAGATCATACGATGTCCTGTTAGTGTCTCGTGCACCTTTCCTGTCCACTGGATGTGTGGAGCTCTCTTGTATAGCCGTGTCTGATAATCGGGCCACATGACGCATGGTTCCTGAAACTCTACGGTTCCATTTTCACCAATCGTATGTTCAATACTGTATGCTTTGAGTAAATCGATTTCAGGTTGAGTCAGTTTCTTCATTACCGTGGGAAGGTTTTCCACTTGAGTGACGAACCACCCCCATTTGTTGCAGTGTTCTAGCGTCAATCCATCCACGGTATTAATACGAGGAAGTCGATACGCTTCAACGTGAGGATTTTCATCAATGATGCTGGGGATGCTTGCAATGAGTTCGTCCAAGACCCACTCATCTGCATCCAAGTTCAATATCCAATCACCGGTGCATTGTCCCGTCATAAAGTTCTTTTGGGCTGCAAAATCTTCATTCAAGTGTCGAAAATGAACCTTAGTTTCTACGACATTCTGTCCTACCCAATCGAGGATTTGCTTGGTATAATCGTCTGTAGAATAATCATCAATAATGACCAGCTCACATGGAAAGCCGGGATAATCATCTGTAAAGCGCTGGTATCGTCTAACAAAGTCCTCTACATAAGCGCCTTCGTTGTGGGTCATGGTAGCAATAGAAAGTTTTTGCATATCCGTTCCGATGTGCTGTTTACTATTCAGTAGTATGAAATAGGATGGGGTGATTTTTAGTCACCCCTGTAATCTAATCGTTTGGTGGTCGTAAGTCAATACCGCCGTCGATGCGGTATCTATTGTGTGGGGATTCATCCAGTATGTCTACAACTGGATTGTTTACAACTGGGATGGAAGGTGCTTCGGGTGAAGGTTCGGTCACGGGAATGGTGGGAGGTTCTCCGTCGTCGTGGTCCGGAGGTGAAACAGCGTCATCCGAGCCTTTGATGGGCTTTGTCAGTGCGTTGAAAGCCATGACCAGAGCCAATGCCATTGGATCAAATACAAAGACAATCATTAGAATGAACCATTTTACAATAGTGTCAAGCGGGACGCCGATTGTCTTGGACACATAATAGAAGGTGCCAATCTTCGTGCTGGTAGAGAGTTCACTCTTTGCATTGACGTTGCTTAGGGTCAAGCTATCTCGGACAGCATTCAACGAGTCTAGCTGTTGTTGCACCTGCCGGATATCGATTTCGGCTTGACGCACAATGCGTTGCTGAGTGATGAACCCCTGCTTTCCTACAAGTGTATTCAATCGATCCTCTTGCTGCTGACGGATGCTCTGTAGCTGAATAGATCGTTGTTCACGTTGTTCAATCTGACGAGAGACATTGGCCACTCGAGCGTCAACCTGCTCAGCAACAGACTGCTTGGCCGTAAAGTCCTTTGCAGCAGTTGCATACGCTGCACTGAGGTATCCGTAAATACCAATACTGGTAATGAACATCAGCACGACCACTCCAATAGTCATATACGTCTTGAGCGCCCGCGGGATTTCTTTCCAGTATCGATAGAGGTAACTGGCCCCGACAACCTTACCAAACTCAAGTGATATAGCCATTGCGGTGGCAGCAAGAGGCGCACCAATGAATAACTGGGCAATACCGCTGACACTAAACCAAGCGGCAACCATTCCAAGACCAAATGCGGCAATAGCAACGAATACAGGGAACATCAAACTCTCCAAAAAAGGAAAAAGGGACTAATAGATAATTAGCCCCCCATGAGGTTATTCTCCTATGTTATGCTGTTAGAAGGATGACCCGTAACCATTGCGGATCACCTTCCTTTCAAACTAATACATGCATTAGCAATTTGTGATTTTGGAAGAACATCGGTTGCGAAGAATAATGCGCTAGTATCATGCACTTCTCCGTTGTAGGAGGGTTATGATGCGGTGTCTTGCATCGTATATAAATATCCCTACGTCCAGAGATAGTGACGAATAGAAATGAGTTTCTTCAGGTTCTCCGTATCGGTATCTTCTAGCTGTTTGTCAAGCTCCTCGACCACCGACCACAGAGTATAGTCATTGTTATTGTGACGTTGTGCATCCACCGCTTCACCCGAAACCACACCGATGGCAGCTAGCCGTGCAGGCCGCTCTGTTGTCCACCAAATATAGAGATCGTGTGCTAAGATATTTGCTTCCGCGTGAGATTGAACTGGACCGAACTCATCAAACTCCCGCAGCCAGTCCATATGATCCGCTATAAAACGATCATATACGAACCGGCGATTAAATAGGAATAGACGAATACGCTCTAGCCGTGATAACGACTTCCACCAACGCTTCGCATTATTGTGTGGTAGAACAGGATCAAAATGATTTCGACTGTCGAACTCTGCTGCGCCGATCTCATAGATCATGTAATCCTCAAGCAAACTAAACATTGCGTGAAGTATACGCTCATCGACTTCGTAATATGTTCCCTTACGGAGTCTCCGTAGTTTCACCAAATGTGGCTGCTCTACGAACCGATTGAGACACCAATAATATGCGTTGACGATTGCCTTCATATCCTAGTCCTGTAGTAGTTTGCGTGCTAGCTCGAGAACATGTTTGACTTGTTGCATCGTGACTTTGGTGGGGTTCTTTTGCATATACATCCCCCAACAGAAAATACACTCAGACCGGGGTGGGTGAATAGCCTTGTAGGTCTTATGCTTAAGACACTTGATTTCCGGTAGCGGTGTCATCGGGTAAACTTCTGTCTCACTGGATCATTCTCAATCGAAGCCGCCATATGATCGGCCCAGTGCATAATCTTATGGAGATTGGTGCGCATTGGGAAATACCCAGCGCCATACTGCTTCAGATAGGCCTCGTTGGCCTTATCGTAGAGTCCATCGGTGAGCTTGAGTGCAAGATACTCGTTCTGAGTGAGCTTGACGCCATACTGCTGGAGGAGGAAGATGGTGCGGTCATTGACCGTCATATACTGCGCATCTTCGTTGTGCTTGTAGGCTTCGTTCTTGTTCTTACGGTGCCAATCGCTGTCCTGAATGACGTAGTAAGGATCGTCAAGCGTGCCCAGCTTACCTAGATCATGGTGTAGTGCGGTGAACACCAGTTCTTCCTTGGTGAAATCGATGACGCCACCTTGGTTCTTATAGAGCTTAGCCATCTCCAATGCGCAATCAAGCACGTTGAAGATGTGGTCAAGATACCCACCTTCATAGGCGTTGTGGTAATGCACTCGTCCACTGGCCGGAGCTTCCTTGATACGTTCAGCGAAATCTTCGTAGAGCTTTAGGAGGGAGCGGGTTCGTTCACTATCATCACCAAAGTTTGCCTTGATGGTAGCGACGAGCTTGTCATACTGTTCGTCAGTATGGCTGAGATTGACAAGAGTGGAAAATCCCATGATTGTAACCCTTTAGATTGGAGGAAAAGATGTCCGACTAACTGTATTGAGTATACAACTAGTCGGACGGATTGTCAAGAGGGCATCAGTCCAAGCATGGCTCGATACTTCGAACCCTGCTTTGACCATATCTCGAAAATGGTAGGAGTGGTCGGCTTCTTTGATAGCACCATTGGGATACCAAGCTTCTCCAAGTCCTTGAGAAGATAGTCGGCCTTTTTGTTGTTACATGTCGAGCACGCAGTGACGACATTCTCCCACAAGTCCCGGCCGCCTCGAGCCTGCGGCAGCACGTGGTCACGGGTCAGGAACTCAGAGTCGCGAAGATCAGACCGATGACGCTGGCAGTATTGACAGGTGTAGCGGTCACGCACGAATAGATTGCGCTGCGTGAGCTGAGCTGGAACGCGGAATGTTGGACGCGCCTTGACCATGTTCTTAAGAACGACTTGAATAGGAATGTCATGCTCATGATGAGCACTTCGGATTTTCTGTGTTGGGTGCGACTCAATCAGCGTTGCCTTTTCCTCAAATACGAGGATAAGACCACGGCGGGCTGACACTACGGCCAGCGGCTCGTAGGTCGCATTGAGCACTACACAACGAATGTGGTCGATTACCATAAGAGATTACTTTGATGACTCGTCAATAACAGTGTTGACTTTGTGTTTCTTAAGAAGGGACGATGCCTTATTGGCTAGTTCATATTCTTCGGTCTTGGTAAACCATGCAATCATTTGCTTCAATGACGCTTCGAAATCCTTGCGATACATTCCAGCTACGTGCGCAGTATTTCCAAGTCGGAAGAACTTGATATACTCGGTGTTATCTCGTATACCGGCGGCCATCTTCTGCATCATGAACTGATATACAACGGAACGATGCCGCTTGTATAGCTCATTGAATGTGTGAATAGACGAGGTTGGTAGTTTAAGAAGTTTAGTGTCAGGAACGATTACGGTTGGTTGTTCTGCCGGATCGTTTTTTCGATTTTTTACCAGTGGCATTACGTCTACTATGCGCACCGGTTGATTTGGGAGACTTTCTTTTTTTGGAGGCGTCTTTTGAAACTTCTCCATTATCCACTTGAACCAGCTCTTCATCTGAAATCTCCTTACCCCGGCTATATGTTTTGCCGTCTGGAGCAACGAAACGACTTTTTAACTGCCATCCCTTCGGCCACCCTGCCTCGACCGTCTTTTCAGATCGAGCTTTAGTTAGTATCTCGGGCGGCTCGACCTGTCGCTGTACGCATCGAGAGCATGTTACTCTCACAACATCGGCTGGGAGATTTGCAACCCACTCCCCACAAACAGCACATTGAAGATCGATGTTACCACAATCTTTCAACTCACGCTGACGTTCAATCTGCTTTTTTGTAGGCTTTATGCGCTTTAAAGTAGATATAGTCATTAAACGCTATCAATCGAACTTTCTTTTGATTGGCCTGTTCATTCAGGCGATCAATCATCCATAAATATTCGGTTGGTAGCTCTTTCTTAAAAGAGTTGACCCGAGCAACTACAGCAAGCAAATCGCCGAGTGACTTGGATCGGTCAACATCACGCGTGAGATATGAGTATTGTGCTGTTAGTTCTTCGTGACTCATATCACGCTCCAATAATCTATAACAGATTACTCCTTGACTGTTGACATAACAAAGTGGACATGGCGGGAGTCGAACCCGCGTCCATGACGCAATACTAACAGGTGTTTCTACGTGCGTAGCCGAGTTTTGTTCTTAATCGTGGATGGGACACCCGGCAGACCCATACACAACCTAGTCACTTACTCAGAGTTATCGTGCGTGACCTTCCGATAGTCTGACCTATTTGGACTCGACTTACCGATAATAGGTGTTTCGGTAAGGAGCTAGCTTACGCAGCTAGAGCGAGTTGTTCAGTGCCAGATATTGTTTGGCTTGGATTTTTAGGGACAATCCAATATCCCTGCACGCTTCATTCTGTTTTTTCGCTCATGTCGAAACCATGACATGCCCAGATACCTCTAAATCTACCCGCCCATGATGTAACATTCAAGGGCGGGGTTCGTAACAAATGTTTACAACTTAAATATAACCTTGGCGAGCCAACCAATGAGCAATAATAGGACGGCTACAATACCCCCAATAACTAATCCATGATTGTCAGGCGAACCGACAGGCGGCTCAGCGGGTGGTTCTACCGGGGGTGCGACCGGGCTGTAGAGGTCTACGCCTAGGAGGTTAGCGACTTCGGTGGCGTGATTGCAGACAGTGAACGATCCATCGTCATTTCCTGCGAACAATAGAGCAACCCAATGTAGCTTGCCGTTCTCCTCAATCCAGACGCCGGAACCAGAGTCGCCGCCTTGAGAGAAGGCAGTGGTGGACTCTACAATGATCTGATCTTCGAATAGAACTCCACCTTGGTCATACCCGATTAACAGACTAGCTGCGGTGTCGGTAATGGTTCCGCGGGTGACGCCGGTAGTGCGGCCCGACTTGACCACGGACTGACCTTCCAGCGCTGGAACGATGCTGGTTGGGGTTCCATCTACATTCAATACATCCGGAATATCGGTGGTTCCATTAGCGGATCGAAGAGCGCAATCAACCTTATTAGCGACATCCTCTGAAATGGTCATTGGAACAAATCTAAGCAGAGTTCCGATAGCTTCGGTGCCGTTGTCGTAGGGGCCCGGCTGAAGAATTGCGTCATTGATATTTGCACGGTTCTCGTCAGCGTAGACATGGTTATTGCTGACACGAGCAAGTAGTCCACCGATCCGTTGCTTCACAAGTGGGCCGGCGGTTCCCGCAGTAATCTGGTAGTGCCCTTCCGATACTCCGGTTGGAACTGGGCGAACCTTCTGCTGATGCTGATATGGGGTATCGGCCGCACTAGCTTTTGGGAGCGTGTTCAACGCTCTGATCTTTCCCACTTCCTTTACATCTATTTCATCGGGAGTAAGACCACCCATGACCACAGCATTTTTGTTGATGACCTTATCGGCCGCAAGTGCTTGCGTCGATACTTTCTTTTCAACATATACGGTAATGGCTTTCTTTCCGGTCTTTTTACCGTTAGATACCTTTTCAGAAATACCAACGCCCACGACGCCAGGAAAGTTCTTGAAGATATACTCTTGCTTTTCTTTCTTCAGTTTCAAAAGGCGTGGATCATTCATCGGCGTGCTCCTTAACGGGTTTCAATAAGTGTTGTTGCGACCAACTCGTTTACTGCATCAACGATCTTCTTACGAGTTCGGCCCATTTCAAACTTCAATCGACGTTCCATAGCCCAATAGTTGTCAACGATCTCATCTATCGTCATCCACTTTGATGATGACACGCTGCGCATGATATCACCATACTTGGCTGACATATCGTGGAACATGCCACGGGATATTTCCGACCGCACCAACCCGTTTCGATAGACATTCAATCGATACTTTTGGATAGCGGGTTTTGCTGGCGGAGGTGCCGGAACAACCGGCGCCGGGGCAGACTTTTTCTCTGCCACCGGCGGTTTGTTGTCGTTCACTGGAACCGTTGAAGCAACTTCAGGTGTATCCTGTTTTTCAATAGTCATAGTTTACCTTTTATCGGACCCTTTTCCGGGTGTAAACTCCTTCACCCATATTTCTTCCGACTCGTTAACATATTTCATCAATGCTTTGCGTTGACGCTCGAGCCATACCCAATGACGATCATACTTCATCACACGATCCATAGCATCAACGATGCTCTCAAGGATCGTCGGCTCGGCACAGAAGAAGTCCGGCATCCAATCAACTTCCTTGGATGTAACAATCGGTGTATCTTCGCTCACGAAATCAGCGGACACGATGTTAAAAGTTTCAGACATGCTGACCTGAAGGCCAAAGTCCATCGATCCAACCAACTCCAAGAATGCGTCTCGCTCGAGCCACGGATGTTCAACAAGCTCGTGCTTACCAGCAAGCGGTTCAAACATCTCACGAAGATTGCGAAGAACGGTGTCTCCACGGCCTTCAACTCGTTCCGCATTAATGTGGAAACGAAGCTTGAGCTTCTTGCGCTCACAGAACTCAATTGCAGCAGCTGCTTGCATCAAGTGATTCTTCATCGGACGAACAGCACCGAAACAACCGATGTCGATAACATCACCCGGCTTCCAAGTTGGTGACGGGGTAGCCTTTGACTTGACCGGATAGTAGTTGGGCAAGTAAATGAGCTTGTTGACCAGTGAAGGACTGATGGCCTTCATGTACTGCATAAAGTTCTTTTGAGTTTCCCAAGAGTTGAACGACACAAATACATTCGGTTGCACGATGTATTCATTGATCCATTCCATTGCAATACCTTCATTGGCTAAGAACGGGATTTCGCTGTGTAGACGAATGATCCACTTGACGTTCGGGTGGAGCTGACGTAACACCTCAAACTTACTTGGAACAACCCACAATGCTTCGATCACAACTACATCAGGCCGGTATTCGGTTACTGCACGATCAATATCATTGTTATCTACTACTTGGACTGTCTTGCTTTCAAATCCGTTCTTTACGAGCATGTCGCACACATAGGTGGCGGAGTTCTTAAGACCGGATGATTTTAGTTCCTTACCATATGCGCCATAGAGATGACGCAACTTGAGAATAAAGAGAATACGGGGCTTTGGTGGAGCCGGCGGCTTGGGTGGTTTTCCCGGCGGAGTTACAGGCGGCTTACCATTGTTACCGTTTCCATTCCCGTTGTTGCCATTATTGCCGTTTCCATTGCCGTTGTTGCCATCGTTCCCGTTGTTACCGTTATTCTTATTATCTGCGGGTTTTTTCATGTATGCTCACTATAAAGCGAAGTGTGTACATAACCTTGATAAGAATAGCTTCGCTCAAACCATAAATAGTTTACTTCACTCCTCTTAATGATCCAGCGACACTCATTTTCTTCGTCGCCGAGGAACAATCCCTACCGACTTTTTGATACTGCTCTTTAGATTATTAATGCGTTTTTCTATTGGTAAGTCTTGATTATATGGAGAAGGTTGACCGATAGAGGCCATCAAGCGGCCGTGCTCATCCTGTAGCTGGACGATCTTCTTAATGTCCATATCTACCTTGGTCATTAGTGACTTCTTTTCTGCTCGGCGAATATCGCCATTTCCGTATGCGGGCGGACCAGGCGGATTTTTACGAAACATATTTAAGTCATCATAACGCTTCAAGTTAGAGGAAATGGACTTATGAATGGCCTCCATCTGCTTTTTCAAGGCGGCTGCCTTTTGAAACACCGCCTCGCTTCCATCATCGGATTTAAATAGACTACCAAGTTTAATAGGCATTAAATACTCCAATAATTTGAATAACGGAAGCCACGGGAGTCGAACCCGCAACCCACTTGCGTGGGCGCCTCGTTTCCAGCGAGGTTCCTAGCCATTCGGATAGCTTCCTTACTTCGGTGTATTACCACATTCCTTCTTGTAATATTCAGGCGGATGACCGGGCTGTTTCGTGTGATGCCACATTAGTATGTGGGTCATCTCATGTTTGATCAGCGCCTCGTTCAACACATAGTCTTTATGCACATATATTTCATTGTCCCATGCATAGGTATATCCGACATATAATCCCGTGCCCTCAACTTGAAATAGTTGACCGGCCACCCAAAAGAACTTGACGGTTTGCGTCATCTTTGTCGGTATGAATAATCCTGTGCAGGACTGTATTTCTTTCCACCATCGGCGGTACATGAATGGAGCGTTATATTCTTTGACTTGCTTCGGTTCGGAGATATTCACCTGCACCGTGTCCAGACTCGGCGACAGAGGTATCTGTGCCGCTAGTAAGCTTGGAAGCAACATCATAAGAGCAACGATCTTGTTCATGACATATCCTCGGTAGAACGGGCCGACCTATACCACCTTCATCGAGAAGGTTTCCTCTTGCAAACGGTCCTAAGTTCCCGGTGAATGGGTAAATAGTCGTAACGAAAGACAAGAGTACAGCCCAAGGTTTTATCTCTTTACTACATCCTTTTCAGTTGCGACCGGAAAGCTATCCAGAACGCTGTCTACTTGAGACTGAATATCGTCCAATACATCTGGATCGTCTGTTTTAGTCCCTACCTGAACCCGGATAACGAACATTCCGTTCTTATCCTCACCAGCCCCGCTTATTGCAAGAACAGAGTATCCGGAGTGTTTGTGCAGGTTGAGCGGCCGTAGTGCATTTCCAACCCTACGAGTGGCCGTGGCGATGTCATCCTCTGGCAACTTAACCAACCAAAACAAGTTGGCTTTGGATGGAACCATCTTCATCTGACCTTTAAATCGTTCTACATCCTTTGAGCTTGCCATAATCCACTCCGCAAAGTTACAACCTTGATAATAAATAGTTAGCTATGTAGTTCATCCAACTCTTTCCATATATTTTCAAACTCGCCTTTTCTGTAGAGAGTTTTCTTGAATAGCGGATACTCTTTCTTATACTTTGATTTTGACGGAACTTCACGCATATTCGCTATACGATCACACAACTTGACGAATACGGCCATGCGGCTCAATCGGATTTGTGAAAAGGTTTCTTCCTTGGATCGTTTGTTGGTCAAGAGATCGACCACATGGGCCGTCGCTTCTCCAAACCGCTCTACCAAGTCCTCTTTGGTGTAGTCGGTATCTTCAATAACATCGTGTAGAAAACAGCAGGTTAACGCAAAACTATCTGCTCCATACTGTCGGGCTACGTCCGATACTCGCATAAGATGGTAGGTATATGGTTTATCCCCATATAACTGACCAGCGTGTGCTTCTGCAGCAAAGTTGATTGCTTGTGTTATGTCCATAACCTCACCATACCCTCTACAGGAGTTGAACCTGTGCTAATCGCTTAGGACGCGAGTGTGCTATCCATTACACCAAGAGGGCGACTGTCGGTGA